AGTTTTAGCATCAGTAGCGATAGTAGAAGTTGATGAGTGATTAGTATATTTAGGTGCATTATTTAATTTTTTAGACCCATTTATTAAAGGGTAATGTTCACTTTTCATACCGACAAATACAGCCCCTCTACCAAGAGTCCCTACATAAGGATAGGTATTGGTTGTATTATCTGCACCAATATATTGATTTTTTCTTAGTAGCATATTTTTATTATGTTGATTTTGTGTAGTTAATGTAACGTCTACATTTTGTGTAGTATAATCATTATCAATTGTAAGTTTGCAACTAGAATCAAAATCATATGAATTAGATTCGTCTTTTTCAGTAATATTTTTTATATTTCTAAATACAGCAATACAATTATCATAAATAGTTTTAGATGGGAAATCAGCATAATAATGACTAGGGTTAGGAATACCATTAGTACCTGTAAGATTAGGGACAGATAATGCTGATAATACCTTTGAAGTGTGGTACATAGACCCACTATGAACATTGTTGGTTACTGTACCATCAACAGAACTAGCAGGGGTTGAAGAATGTACTATACCATAGTGAACACCTGAATGAACATCATCTTTTAAGTCGGGATTATTAGGTGTTCTTGTTTCTGAAAACACAGGAAGAAATATATTATGAGGTTCAAACTGACTATTCATGGTTGTAACATTGTTATTTGTGATGGTTTTCATTAACGAATTATAAGAAAAATATAATTTATCATCAATAGTTAATGCTAGATTAGGAGAAACAAAATGTACTAATGTAAAATTAATTCCACTATTAGCACTACCATAAGTATCTGTATCACCAAGACTGTATAAATAATCATCTGATGCTAATAATAAATCAAAATCAGGAGCATTCACACCGTTAGACCAAGAAACAGTAGGCTCTTTATTTGTAAATCTTCGTAATTCTAAAATAGGTACTCTAGGTATTTCACTTCTATCTTTCAATGCATCCGAGTCCACTGGATTAAAGTGCCAATCAAATGTTGCTTCTGTCAATCTAATTACTCCCCAACGCATTAAATCTTTAGTATTAGTTATGTTAGAATCTATAATAGTAGTCATGTCATAATCTTTATCTTGCATTTCTTGAGATGATGTTTTACCTGTATAGCCACTATGTTCTACTTGAGTTCCTTTAGTCCCTTCTCCTTCTAATAATAGACCATATTCTTTAATGGGAGAATTGATAGAATTATGGGATATATGATTATATCTTAAATAAGAATCTGGAAATAAATCTCCTAGTGCAAACAATTCATATGTTCTAGTTCTATAATCTCTTTGAATAAATTTCTGACCTTCAGTAGTTAAATTTGTTATTTCTGCAACAGTAGCGGAACTTAAAGCGTTTTCTTCCCAATATCCATCTCTTGCCGGAAATAACCCAAGATTATTAGTATTGTATGCGTTTAATGCATTTGACGTATATATGCTATTAGTAGTCCCTGTTTCAGTAAATAACTGAATTAAGTTATTATTACTAGATATAACTGCATCTTTATCTACTCCTTCTAAAGTTATATTATGTGATAAAGTGTAGCCACTTATCTTACTAGGAAGTTTTCCATTTAAATAGATACTATCTACATCTTGGAAACTAGGGTGTTCACCTATTTTACGAATAGTACCTGCATCAAATTTTTGTAAATCCATGTATCTAAAAATATCTTTAGAAGTATAAAAATTATTAAAAGTATTATTTAACCTATGCAAATAACCCCCTTTAGGTATATTAGTGTTAACTAAATACATACTAGCATTCTTAAAATGGGTATTAGCATCTGTCGGAGCATCATTCCCTGTTTTTAATCTAGTATCATCCTTATTATCGTCTATTAATCCTAGAGCCATAGGGAATTGTGAAGAAACTTCTATTACAGTATTATTAGTTTCTGATTCTACCACATTTACTACTGATAGATAATTAGAGGACTGAATAGATTTAGTGATATGTGTTATATAATCATCTTGTTCATTTGCTAATTTTAATAAAAATTCAGAATCAAAATCACTAATAGATTTAACAGAATTAACATCATATCCTAGTTGTGATTTATCACCTACATTAGATGACAAGTTTAAATTTGTAGTCGCAAGTGTACTATCAAAAGATAGACCTTTTTCAAAAGTAATACCTACATCGCTAGCCCCATTTAAATCAGTAGGATGTTTATTCATTAGGGTATTAGCACCCATTGCTTTGTTTAAAGAAATAAAGTTAACTGCACTAAAAGGATTATAATAGTAATATTTATTTCCACTTTCTATACCAATATATGCTTTATCTAACAAAGTTATTGATGTTCTATTAAACCCACCTAGAAATTCTGTACTGCTAACTTCACCAATCAATTGTTTATTAGAATCGAATAATAATGTATATTTACCAAACGACACCGAACCATTAACACCAACAGTAGTACTAGTTATATCAGTATCTATATCAGTAGAACCACCTGAAACTTCAGTTAAAACTAAACTTGGATTCAAAGTAGATTTAACTATATCATTTGAATAATTTAAATTTTTAGTAAATGTATTACCCAATAAACTTGATGTATTGTCTCTTCCTACTATATCATAATACAACATACCATTTTCCATGGATGAAGTTATATCTTCTATTTTTCCTGTAAATACTTCTTCATGTAAAGTATAACTACCACCATAATAATATACTCTATCTTTAGGTGTTTTCTGATAATATTTATCGGTAGCCGACTGCAATGAAAGATATTTTAAATTTCTATCACCATATTCTACCTTAATATCATGTCCTTTAAATCCATTAATATATACTCTAGAATTATATAATTTAGTAGATTCTTTTGAAACAGTATGGTTATCCATTGTGATTCTATTATTTTGGCTAGTTATAATTTCTGTATCTGCTGAAAACCCTGTAATTAATTTAGAGTTAGAATATACAGAAGCATAAATATCAGCAGAACTTACAGTTGGAGGAGTAGAGTCTTGAGTCCATGTTGATGCAGTTTTTAACCGCTTATGCGAAACACTAAACTTTTGATTAACCCCATCGGCCTTAGCATCTATTGCATTTACTCTATAATAATAATCACCTATTAAAATAATTGAATCTGCTCCTAATATAGCAGAGTAATCATATTTCCAGCCTGTATCAGCATTATCATTAGATTTATTATTGAACTCTAATTGAGTAGAATTAGTAGTTACTTTATGAAATAATAATTGCATATCTAAATTATTAGAATAGATACCATTTCTAACTACTAACTTATCTTCTTCTTTATATTTAAGATGTTGAATACCTGCATTATCTAATCCCTTAACTCTTGCTAATTTAGATAGTTTATTTCTAGGACTATTAACTACGGTATCCATTACAACAGGTAATTTATCGTTTTTAAGTTCAGCACTTTCCCATGTTATATATTTAGCAGGACCATTCATTTTACCATCAATAGTATTAGTATTTACACTACTACTATCTTCAGTATGTCTTTTCATTTTAGGAAATGTTTTATGCCAAAATATAGGGTCTATATTACTATCAGCGTCATCTGTAACCATATTATTATCAACTAATACAGCATCTAATTTACTTCTACCTAAATTCTGTATAGTATTTCCATATTTTCTTTCTGTTTTAAACACCACATTCTGTATAGTTGTGCCTGTTGTGACAGCAAAAGCAGTAGTTGTAGCAGGTAAATCAATTCTAGCGTAATCTAATACTATCTTTGTATATATCGCATTTTGAGTACTATTTATATTACCTAAATACTTACCATCAGATACTCGGAATAAAGAAGTCCCAACAACTAATTTGGTTAATTCTGCACTAGGGGCTTTTAAAAATCTGTTACTTAGATTACCTTCCTCATACTGTGAAATTTTAGTATCACCTGTCGCTACAACTGCATCTATATTAAATTGATAATTTGTCCCTGTACCCCAATATCTAACAGAAGTTAAAGTATATTTTTCATTATAATCTAGTTGATTCTTTACTTCTAACCTATCATTGTAAAAATAAAATGTAGGAGTATTAACTATACTTATCTTATCATATTTATTAGTTGAAGCATCAGTATCGCCTCTAAGACCGTAACTAACTGCTACTACATCACTATCAGTAGTTTTATGTGGCCCTTTGTATATTTCAAACTTAGTCCCTTTAGCAATTTCTCCTGTATATTTAGGCTCAAACTCAACCCCATCACCAAACTCATCAAAAGTAGTAATTCTAGTTATTCTAGCAAAGTGTGGTCTTACTGTATCTTCTCTTGTAGTATGGTCATATATTTCAGGATTTAATAAAATAAAGTAGTCTCTATTCTCTATATCTAATCCAATATTACTGTCAGGGCAATCTGAAACAGTAGAGTAAGTAGCCTTTCTGTTTGTAGATGTATTTGTTTTAGTAGAGTCATAAATTTTAACTTTATATGATGGAGTATTTTCTTTATTTGTAGCGTAAGTAGATAGGGAAGTGGAAGCAGTTGGTAATAATCTATTTTGAATACTACTAGCACATTGTACTGATATTCCATCTGTATGTGGGCCTTTTCTTATTTCTGTAAACATTGCAGATGATACTGGAACAGCATCACCATTACTATCAACAGGCGGAGTTGTGTTAGGATAAGCGGTTTCTTCTTGTAATCCTAATGCTAATAATACAGGATTAACTGAAACATCTTTGTATGCATTACCTCTAATATCAGAATTACTACCCCTAACAGTATAATATTGACCACTAATACCACTTAATAATCCTTCAAAAGTAGACTCCACCACTCCTGCATTCAATGGAAATATCATTCTCTCTCTAGCCATTTACTCACCAAATGTATAATAGAATAGTATATTGCTATAACTAGGAGATAATGTATTTAATGACTGGGAAGGTTGACTACCTTTAGATAAAGATACTTCATATAACTCCCCCATGAATTGAAAATGTTCTCTTGCACCTGATGCTTCATCACCCTTTTGCCCTATAAAAACATCATCGGCTTTGAATGCAAATGTAGGTTCACTAGAAAACTTTTCAGATTTAATTAAAGAATTATTTAGATATATATCTACACTACCACCTTTGTTAAATACACAAGATATTTTGTATAACTGTTCTACATAGAATGCTTCTTTAGGTTGAGAAACATATATTGCTGCTGTATGATTAGAAGCATCTGCAACTG